GACGATTGCCGTGTCACCATCTATATCAACAGACCAACCAAAGTTAGAATTTGCAGATAAATCGGATGCTGTGAGTTTTGCTTGTTGTGTCCAAGTGCCGCCTGATCGGGTAAATATATAAGCAGCACCTGCCGCATTAAGGTCATTAGGGTCCGCATACATAGCGCCAACGATAGCGTAATCTCCTGATACCGATACATCATAACCAAAGTTGTCGAGTTCAGCTACATCAGATGATACTACTTTTGTTTCTGTTGTATTAGTCCAATCTGGACCAAACGACAATGTAAAGCTACTTGCGCTGGTATCAATATTAACGCCGTCAGATGCGGTGAATGTTAAATCAAATGTAGCATCAACTGTTCCAGGAGTAATCGTAAATTCTCCACCGACATTCGTGATACTAGTGTCTTCCAGTGATCCGCCGGTGACTTGGTATCCCCAGACAATTGGCGTTCCTTCAGGATCAGTAGCAGACATGGTGATAACGGTCGGAGTTCCATCGGCGTTTAATGTATAAGACGCATTAGCACCGGCAGTGATAGTAGGTGCAGTATTAGCTAATGCAATTTCAAACCAACCATTTCCTGTCCATAGTCTGAAGGAATTATCTTCTGCTACGAATGTGGTATCTCCAGGATTATTATTGACCAGAGGTAGATCGGCAGCACTCTCGAATGCAGTTACCGTAGAGATAACATTCTCTGGAGCAGGAGTGGTTGCAGCCGTCCAAGAATTAGTCTCAGAAACGTATTTGTATGTACGACCAAACTCTGTATGAAGATCGTCGTTAGATGGGGATGTTGGAAATGCCATTTTATGTTCTTTCTATATTAACCAGCAACAAAAATATAAGCAGCGCCAGATGAAGTGCCACTAGAATTTTCATTATAAGCGCCACTAATCACCGTATTCCCAGATATTGCTACTTCATCACCAAAGAGATCATTTGCTGCTGCATCAGATGCCTGTATCTTAACCTCTTGTGTCCAGGTAGTACCATCTCTGGTAAAGATGTATGCTGCACCAGCATTAGCACCACCAGTATCTTGTCTATGTGCAGCAACAACCACTGTATCACCTTCTATTGCAACTGAGTTACCAAACCAAACGTCTGCTGCTGCATCAGCTTGAATCTTTGCTTGTTGTGTCCAGGTAGTACCGGAACGAGTAAAGATATAAGCTGCACCAGCAGCATCACCACCAGTGTCTTCTGCTGGTGCGCCAACAATTGCAGTGTCACCATCTACTGCAACTCCCCAACCAAAATAATCACTTGCTTGTCTATCAGATGCCAGTATCTTCGCCTGTTGGGTCCATGTGGTTCCGGATCTAGTAAAGACATAAGCAGCGCCAGCATCAGAACCGCCGGTGTCTTCATATACAGCAGTAACAACTACAGTATCACCAGATATTGCGACTGCAGTACCAAAATTATCACCTGCTTGTTTATCTGATGCCTGTATCTTGGCCTGCTGTGTCCATGTAGTTCCTGATCTGGTATAGATATAAGCTGAACCAGCAGCATCAGCACCAGTGTCTTCACCCCAAGCACCAACAACTACAGTATCACCATCTATTCTGACTGAAGAACCAAAATAATCACTTTGTTCTACTTCAGATGGCTGAATCCTAGCTTGCTGCGTCCATGTAGTTCCTGATCTGGTATAGATATAAACAGCGCCAGCATAAGAGATAATACCGTCTGGACCTCGATCTCCTCTAGCACCAACAACTACAGTATCACCAGATATTGCAACTGAGTAACCAAAGTAATCATACGTTTCTGAGACGGATGGTAGTAACTTGGACTGTTGGGTCCATGTAGTTCCGGATCTAGTAAAGACATAAGCAGCGCCAGCATAAACTTCGCCAGTTCCTTCCTTTGATTTTCGACTAGCGCCAACAATTGCAGTATCACCATCTATTGCAACAGAGTCGCCAAAGTAATCACCAAGATAAATATCAGACGATTGTATCTTAGCTTGTTGTGTGGTTAATGTCCAATCTGGGCCAAACGATAATGTAAAGCTACTTGTACTGGTATCAATATTGACACCATCGGATGCAGTGAACGTTAAGTTAAACGTTGCACCTATTGTTCCAGGAGTAATTGTAAAAACATTATCCACATTAGTAACTGTAGTGTCTTCTAATGAACCACTGCTAACAGCATAACTCCATGTCAAAGGCAATCCTTCAGGATCGTTTGCAACTAATGTAATAACAGTTGGTGTGCCATCATTGTTTAATTCGTATGTAGCTAATCCAGAATCAGTAATAGTAGGATTAGTATTAACCAATGCAATCTCAAACCATCCAGATCCGCTCCAGATGTATAGTCTATTAGTGTCGGATACATATCCTGTCCGACCTATGGTGTTTCCTACCATAGGAAGATCTGCGGCATTAGCTACTACGACTGGAGCTGGTATAGATTCTCTGACAGTGGGAGTAGATGGACTGGATACGGGCATCCATGTAGATGAAGATGATTTATATACAAACGTTCTACCAAACTCTATTGTAGTTTGGCCGTCTGTTGGATTTATTGGAAATGACATTTTATACCTTTAATTAGAGATCCCAAGCGAATACTTTACCAGCTTGTGTATGAGTGCCGACAACTGCCTGAGAGTCAGATACCCACAACTTATCTTCGGTCATTGCGACGGTTTTGTAACTTTCTCCGCTAATGGTCATAGAAACTATAGGACCCTTTCCAAATGTTACTCCATTAACATTATCCGGTCTATAGAGTGTGGAAACTAAATTGCCCGTAGCTAAATCAAATACAAATACGCCACCTTTAGGTTTTCCAGCTTCAAGTGCGCCAGCTTCCATGTCAGGAGCTGTTCCAATATAATACGTTCCATTAACTGCAACTTGAGAAGGGAACGCATCATATGTTGCCGCTGGATCAGTTCTCGGATAAGTGGTTGTTCGAACAAGACTTACATCACTCCAATTACCTGAAGCTGTGGTATATACCCACAATCTGCCACGACCATAATCGTAGGAAGCATCAGCGACAACCAGATAGTTACCACTTACATCGATAGTACTTCCCCAATTCCCGATACTGCCAGGATTTATAATAGTAACTTCATTACCCGTTGTGAGATCGTAAATAAACAATCTACCATAAGCGGCGTCATACGATTTCGGGGCGCCTACAAATAGATAATTTCCTGATATCTTTAACGACCAACCAAATGAATCATAATATGGTAAATCTCGATTGAGAGTATATAATAACGTATATGGGCTGGTGGTGCTGTAAACATAAACTACTCCAGCATAGTCACGATTAGCTGCGTTATTTTCACCAATCGCTGTTACTGCTGCATAATTTTCAGATACGGCGACAGAAAATCCAAAATAATCAACACTAGCACTTCCGTAGTTATTTGGATTATCCCATGATGTCAACAAAGCTCCTGTAGAAGCGTTATATAAATGAGCTCGCCCTGTGTCTGAATCGGAATTTAAATCCTCCCGAGGAGATCCTACTAAAACAAAACTGTCACTGATCGAAACTGATTGACCAAATCTATCGGTGGTAGCGGGATCGGGAGGAGTTAACGTGTGCAGCACCGACCCATCTGAACCATTATATACGAGTGCAGCACCAACGCCGTCCTCAGGTGCTCCGATTACAAGTTTACCACTCGTATTGTTTGCGGCTATGCTATATCCAAACCAATCAAGAAAACTTGTACCCGTTTGACTTAGACTATCGATTGTATAACTATAAGAAGGTCCAAATCCTAATGTGAACTCTGCAACATCCGTATCTGATGATGCACCGTCAGATGCAACAAATCTTAGCTGAAATACACCAGCATCACTAATATTTGTACTAGGTGTAATTGTAAATACCGGCCCTACGTTAGTAACGGTCGTATTTCCTAGTGATCCGCTGACAACCTCGTACGACCATGTAATTGCATGTCCGTCAGCATCAGTTGCCGCTAGTGTAATGATTGTGGGTGTTCCGTCTTTAGCCAATGTATAAGTTGCACTAGGACCAGTGTCAATCACTGGCGCTGTGTTACTCATCGTAAACTGACTGGAAGTTACAATTGTATTTGATCCGTCGGTCGCTTTGAATGTTACTCCAAACGATCCGATATTACGTGCTTGAGTACTCGGAGTAATTGTGAAAACATTATCTGCTTGTGTTATTACTGCTGTCTTACCGATTGCACCAGATGTGATTGAATATGACCATGTTGGAGATGTTAATCCAGACTGGTTTAGTGTGATAACTGTGGGAGTTCCATCAGTCGCCAAATTATAAGAACTGTTCGCACCAGAGATAGATGCTGCCGCAGATGTAATTGTTGCAACGTTGTACCATCCTGTGCCACTCCAAATGTATAATCTATTGGTTTCTTGAACAAATGCCATTTTACCAGAGGTGTTACCTGACAACGGTAATTCTGCAGCAGTCGCATATGATGCAGTAGCAGTCTGTGCAGCCTGTTCTACCAACCGAATTTCTGATAATGATGCGAGAGGTACTGCTGGCGCCCATGTGCCAGATATTTCTGAGTAGACGTACTTTTTCCCAAATTCATTATGGGTTTGTCCGTCTCTAGCGGTTGATGGGAATGCCATTGGGTATTTCTCCAATTATTGATATACACTACTCTATTATTTATAAGATTTATAGCCGTAAAAAAGGGGACCGAAGTCCCCTTTTAATTCTTACTATGTAAGACTACTGATTAAGCAGCAGTTTCCATCAAACCGTCGACACGGAAGATGCGGTAGTAAGTGTTAGAGCGGTTAGCACCCTTGCCACCATCCAACTCAACGGTTGAACTAGAGAATGGGTTAGCGACCATGCCGTAGCGGGTCTTGAAACCGATCTTTGGCTGGAATGAGTTCTCACCAACAGCACGAACCATCGTCAATGGAACGTATGGGCAGTAGAACAAACCAGCGTCGTATGCGGAAGTACCACGATAACCGACGTTGATGTAGTCAGCAGTTGCATATGGGTCGATATAGACCTTTGTGCGACCGTTCAAAACACCAGCGAAAGTATTACCTGTGTCATCAACATTCAAGTTAGTTGCCAAAGCAGGAGTGTAGTCCAAAACACCAGCAGCTGCAAGAGCAGAAGCGACGTCTGAAGAACAAACGATAAAGTTCCCCTTACCACGACGTGTAGCTTTAGCGATAGCGTTTGCTTCACGTTCGATTTGCATCAACAAACCTTTGTACTTCTCAGCAGACCAACGACCATCAGCATCTGTAGACAAGTCAAAGATACCAGGAGTTGTAACGTTAGAAGTCTGAGCACCCAATTGTGCTTTAACGTTGATAGTGCGAATAACTTCACGGTTGATTTCAGCGAGGATTTCAGCAGACAAAATGTTTGCCAATTCGCTTTCAGCGTCAAGACCATGAACTGCTTTCAAGTCTTGTGCCAATTCCATGGTGTACTCAGCCTTCAAAGCACGTGTCTTTGCAGTCACGGTAGCTTTTTCGATTGAGAATGCCATTTGAGCGAAGTCAGCAGAACCGCCGCCTGTGCCCAATGCTTCACCAGAAGCAGTAGTCATAGCTTCGCCGACGCCGAATGGATCGCCAACGGTATCGGTATCGGTGCCATCACCAACTAGTGATGAAGAATCGCCACCTTGTGTACCAGTACCTGAGAAACCAGTATTTGCTTCGCTGAATAGAGCTTCATCACCGCCTTGGGTAGTGTAGCGTGACTTCATTGCGAAGATCAAACCTGTAGGACCTGACATTGGTTGAACACCAGCGATGTCATATGCCATTAGGTTAGGCATTGCACGACGAACCAAAGAGATCAAGATTGGATCCCAGTTTGCCATGTTACCAGTACCACCAGTGGTAGCGTTAGATGGAGCAGCTTCGGTCAACTGGAAAGACTGTTGAGCACGCTCTTCAGCCATAGCACGCTCTTGGTTCTCAAGAACCAAAGCTGTAACGGCTTTACGATAGCCGTCTTTAATTTGAGGAAGTTCTGAGTGCTCGATAACTGGAGCCCACTTTTCCTGTAGAGATTCTGAATTGAACATTTATTGTTCTCCTATGTGATTATTTGGTAGTTTTTGAAAGCGCTGAAACGTAGCGAGACATCAATGGAGAAGACTCCACGATAACACCCTTTTCGTCGGTAGCGATATCTGTTGACTCATCAATTGCGACTGTTTTAGCAGCCTTGAAGTATGATTCCTTAACAATAGAAACTTTCTTAGCGAATGTCTCTGATGTCTCAAAATCAACATCTTCTACTAACGATTTAAGTTTAGCAGCATCGGTTTCAACCATGCCCTGAGTTGCCTCAGCGATGATCTGTTCACGACGTAGGTCTGCGACTTTCTCAGTTAGTTTGATATTGTCTTCAGTTGATTTGTTGAGTGATTCCTCGAGTTCAGCAACTTTACTTGCCAAATCGTCAACCAAGTCATACTTAGTTTCTGGAACTTCAACATAATGTTGTTCGAAGAGACCCTTCAAACCAGTAATGAAAGACTCTGCAATCTCAGCACGTAGGCCGGTTTCGACTGCAACTTTGTTTTCTTCCATCCAGCTTTCTACAACATATGATAGGTATCCGTCAACCTTTTCGACCAAATCAGTTTTGATTTGTTCTACTTCTTCTGAAAGTTCAGTGGTGTACTGTTCTTCCAAACGGTCGATTTCTGCAGATAGTTTAGACTTAACAGCAGCTTCGAAAATGACTGCGGCTTTATCTTTAAACTCTTCTGATAGTGCTTCGTCTTCAGAAACGAGTGCATTCAAGTCTTCTTGGAAGTCGACTTTAATTTCCACTTTGGTTTCTTCTGCAACAGCAGTATCTTCAGCGACAACTTCTTCGGTTGTTTCTTCTGCGTCTTCTTGGACACTTGTCAATTTGTCATAGAGTGAAGTTAGTTCTTCTTTTGTCATCTGTGACATAGCTTTATAAGAAGCATTAATTAGACCAGCTTTGGTCTTAGGTGCTGCAGCTTGCTTCGGGGCAGACTTCTTGATAGAAGCGACTGTCTCGTCGTTAGCTTTATCACCATTAACTTCTTTTTCAGCATCTGTAGCTTCTTCTACAGAATCAGCATCTTCGGCGACAACGTCAGTAGTTTCCTCATCAGAAACTTCAACATTCTCCACCACTTGCTCATCCTGGAGTTCTTCTACAGTAATGTCTTCAGCGACTAGATCAAGTTCTTGATCTTGCTTTTTCTCTGACATTAGCATACTCCTATAAGGTTAAAGTTTTGAGAGGAAATCTTGGAAGACACGCAGTTTCGCTTCGGAAAGTTCACTGAATTTTGCCTTTTTAATTTCTGTCTCATATTTCTCAATTTGCTGAGCTTTTAGCAACCCGTTGTCCCATATCCATTCGACACCTTCCATGATTCCATTAACGAAAGCATCATGTGCGGAAGGATCCTGTACAATATCTACGGTTGATAGCATAAAGTCGTTTCCAACTCTCATAACGCCATCGCTGCCTTTCTCAAGACTACCCATACCACGACTAGAGACGCCCAATTGAACACCACCTTCGAGCAGACCTTGTACGATCTTTCCCATAGGAGTATTTAAAATGGACGCCTTTCCAATCACATCATTTCCTTCAAAGTGAAGATCAGTGATGCGATGTGAAACTTTATCTAAGTTAATTGTAGGACCATCAGGATGATTCAACTCACCAACTGCACGTCCTGTTTTAACTTGTTCGGTTACATACTTATTAACTGCAGACTCCATGATTTTCTTCTCATAGATTCTGCCGTTGCGGTTCGCTTTTTCCGCTTGCATGAATACACCTTCGATGGCGTATCCTTTAGTTCCATCTTTCTTAGCTTCAGTTAGTACCTGAATGCTAGAGTCAAGATGTTCTGTAATGAGTTTCATGTATGTAACCCTTAAAAATTATTCTTCTTCGGATGATAGTTCTTCACTATCACTAATTTCTTCTTCGGAAGCGCCACTACCATCATATAGACTTGATGCGATCTCGATTCTACGAGTCTCTAATGCATCACTCATTTTATCTGCGACTGCAAAGTCAAATGCAGATTTAGCTGAGGTATAATCCTTATCAGCTAAGGCGTCAATGATTCCTCTAATATGTTCACTCATAACAATTTATCTCCGATTTAAAATCTTCTGTAATTATATTTATACAAATTTGAATCTTCACTTATTCAAATCTACCTCTTCAGCATCATCGTCTTCTTCTGGGTCGACACGCATATTGTTACCTGCTGGATTAGGTGTAGGAATATTCAAAGGAACTTCTTCTGGGTCCTGAGATTCTTTTTCCTCATCCATCTCTTCCTGCATCTTATCGATTTCTTCATCGTTCATACGCAAGACAGTTCGTTTAACCCACTCACGTGAGAAATATGTTCCGACATAGTTTTCCATCAACTGAAGTGTATTGAGTCGCTCACGCAACATCTCTGAATCTTTTAGTTCTGAGAAGTGGTTATCCTCAATATAGTCGATAGCGAGTTGT